GTCTTGCGGATCGGCGGGTCTTGGACGTTTCCTCCCTTGTGATCCAAACTTACGGCCCTGGTTAATTCTGGGGCCGTATTTTTTCGCACAGTTTTTGGTTTGAGGCTTTGCCCGAATACACCCGCCCATTTATGTATCCCAAACAGCTTGAGGCAATGTTTTGTGCCGAACGCTATGGGATTATCGAGGCCAGCACAAAGAGCGGCAAAACCGTTAGCGCCATTGCTTGGATTGTGGAATTGGCGTTTGGCGGCAAACCCGGACATAACTACTGGTGGGTAGCGCCTGGATACAACCAAGCGGAAATTGCTTATCGGCGCATAAAGCAAGGTTTGAGCAAGGGTAGCTTCACGGCCTTTGATACACCAACCCCGCGTATTCGCCTAATGAACGGCGCCGTGATTTGGTTTAAATCCGCGGACAATCCCGATGCCCTGTATGGTGAAGATGTCTACGGTGCGGTAATGGACGAAGCTAGTCGTATTGTCCAAGACTCTTGGCACGCCGTGCGATCGACCCTCACGGCAACTCGCGGCCCAATTCGTATCATCGGCAATGTAAAGGGGCGCAAAAACTGGTTCTACAATTTAGCCCGCCGGGCCGAAGCGGGGCTTTCGCCCAACATGCATTACTCGAAAATCACGGCTGATGACGCTGTGGCGGCTGGTGTGCTGGATGCGGAAGAAATCGAAGACGCGCGGCAAAACTTGCCAGAGTGGATCTTCCGAGAACTCTATTATGCCGAACCAGGCGACGATCTAGGCAATCCTTTTGGGTTAGACCATATTCGCGCTTGTGCGGCAGAAACGTTAGCTCCTGGCCCCGTGGTGGCGTGGGGGATTGATTTGGCTAAAAAACACGACTATCTTGTGTGTATTGGTTTAAACGCAACCGGGGCCGTGGCGTCATATTCTCGTTGGCGTGGTCTGCCTTGGCGCAAGTCAATTCAAAACATTTGGAAATTGGTCGGCGAAGACACTCCGGCCTTAGTTGATAGCACAGGCGCTGGAGATCCGGTGCTCGAAGAACTGCAAGTTGAGCACGGGAACTTTTACGGCTATAATTTTACCCCGGCCGCAAAGCAAAAACTAATGGAAGGGCTTGCTGTTAGTATCCAAAGTCATGAAATTGCCTTTCCTCAAGGGCAAATTGTGACCGAGCTTGAGCTTTTTGAATACGAGGAAAGCCGAACTGGGGTAAAGTATTCGGCCCCCGCTGGGGAATACGACGATTGTGTTTGCGCCTTGGCGCTTGCGCGGCAAATGTGGACCGAAGTTGCTCCCGGGGCAAATATTATGACCTACTACGCCGGGGCGGCCGTAAAAGCCAAAACGGCAACAGAGGCGCAAACTAAAGCCACGGAAAATCGCCCGTGGAATGATTTGCGTCTTGTGGCAAATGTTGCCGATATTTTCGACAACGAGTTAAATGCCTTGTATGAAGAAACGCTTGCAACGCATTTGCCCGAAGCCCAACGCCTTTGCTTCAATTGCGGCCAAAAGGTCGAGGGGGCGACTAAAGTTACGGATGGAGAATTGTTCTGGCACATTGGCTGTGCGGGAATGAGAAACCAAAAATCCACATTTGTCGCCGAAGCTTTGGCCTCGTAGAGGAACAACCCATGGTGCATAGAGCGTCAATTGGCCGGATTGTTCATTACTACCAGGGCGATTGCGAAGCGCCCGCGGGCGTAAAACGGAGCAAAATTGCCGAGTGGCCAGGAACCAACGGCACACGAATGCACCCGGCGATTATTACCAAAGTCCATACTGATACGTGTGTTAATCTTATGATCCAGTGGGATGCGGGAAAACCGTCGGCAAGAACTTTTGTGCGGCTATTTGAGACAGAAACCTTTATGCTAGACGAGCTTCGTTCTCGAAGCGGTTGGCGTTGGCCGGAGCGTGTATCGTGAGACTTTCGTGCAAGATAAAAAACAAGCCCGCGCTAATTGTCGGCTATGCGGCCGGTAAAAAAGGCGCAATTCATGCCGTGGTTATTGTAGAAGGCTCATTGAAAGCGGTTAGGTTGAAACACGTAGAACTCGGGCCGTTGCCTGATGATTTACGGGCTAAACCTGAAATGCATTTAGTGTCGCGAGAGGGCGAAGCGGCGTGATTGATTTTGTTTCGCCAAACGTCCGCAAAGGTTTAATCCGTGCTCGATAGCACCGGATTGAAAAATGCGGATTTTTTGCTTTTGCTTAAAGACGCGCAAGAGAGACAGCGCGCACAAGGGCCCGGAAGCTTCGCCGAATGGCGACAAGAAGCGTTGCTCAAGGCCCCGAGAAGTGGCGGAATACAAACGCCAGTGGCGCAATACGGGCCTGGGTTTGGTAATTTCGGGCATTTGGGGAATACAAACTCACGCGCACCGGCTGGGCCTCGTAATCGGCCTTCGGGAAATCCCGGCGTAGGCTTCAACAACGCTTCGCAACAGTTTGGCGTTCCTTCGGGCGTAAATTATAACCAAGGCCCAAGTCAATACAGTTTGGCTCGGCCCAACCAGCCGCCACCGTGGATCGATGACGTGGATATGGGCAATACTTGGTATAGCCCATTTGAACCTGTTTGGCCCTTCGGGCCGCCAAATTATACCACACCACGGGATTGGAATTTTCCCACAGGGTATAACCTTAATTATATCCAAAGTCGCATGGAGCTAATGGGCACCCTTCGGGGTATGCGCGCTAGTTGGGGAATTTTGTCTACGGTTATTGCCACTAGGCAAGATCAATTGCTTAGCCTTCCTTGGACGGTGCAAGTTCGGGGCAAACCTAGGGCATCGAGTAAAGCCGTTGATGCGGTAAAGAAGTTCTTTCGCCGCCCGGATGGGCAGGCAAACTACGGCCAGTGGGCGCGCCGGTATTTGGATGATCTTTTTGTCCTAGATGCGCCGACGTTATTTATGGATCGTAATCTCGGGGGAGAGTTAATCAAAGCGCGGATTTTAGACGGCGCTACGATATTTCCCCTAATTGACGATGCCGGGAGGCGGCCGGAGACTGAATACAACATCGGCCCCGATGGCTTGGTATATGAACGGCGCCAACCGGCCTATCAGCAAATCATTCACGGTTTGCCGATGCTTAACATGTCGGAAGATGAAATAATCTACGGCATGATGCGGCCAAGGCCGGAAATGCCGGTGTTTGGCTATAGTCCGGTTGAGCAAATCTTGACCGAAGCTACCGAAGCCATACGCAAAACCTTTTACCAATTGGAGTTTTGGCGCTCGGGTTCTATGCCTGAGATGATTATCACCGTACCCGATAATTGGACGCCTAGGCAAATTGCCATGTTCCAGGGGCATTTTGACGCTTTGTTATCGGGCCAACTGACGCTAAAGTCCAAAGTCCGTTTTGTCCCCGGCGGTATGAAGCCGTTTGATATAAAAAACGCCTCGGGCGAAAGTCTTTGGTCTCAACGGGACGAACTTTTGGTTCGGCTTTGCTGCTATGCTTTTAGCGTTTCACCCACGCCGTTTATTCACCAAAGCAATCGCGCAACGGCCAATGCCAGCCAAGAAGCCGCTGAACAAGAAGGGCTTTTTCCACTTATGTCTGAGTGGAAGGATAATGTTATGGACAACATTATCCAAGAAAAAATGGGGTTTGAGGACATAGAATTTACGTTCTTGCCACGCACAGAGCCAGATCGTAAAAAGCAAGCCGAAATCCATGATATGCAATTGAGAAATGGTAGCCGGACTATTAACCAGGTTTTGGTTGAGGATGGTTATGAGCCGGTAGAAGACGGTGATGAGCATTTGATTTACACGGGCAATATGGTTTTGCCTCTAGGCCAAGTTATCGACGGAACGGCAATGGTGCCGGGAATGCCCGCGCCCGAAAATAAAGCCCCCGAACCCAAAGGGGCGAACCAAACCAGTGCGGCCAATGCGCCGGTCAGTGGCGAAGCTAAGCCCAGAACTTCTAGCCCGTTGCCCGAAACAAAAGCAAAGCCCACCAAAATGGGCAAAGTAATTGACTACGCGGACATAAAAGACGCCGCAAATGAAACCGAGCGTAAACCCAGCAAGATAAAAAGCAAAATTGGCAACTATAAAAAGGGCCATATTTCGCTTCGGGGCTTTTCTATCACGATTGAAAACGCAAAAGGCAGCAAACGCGAGGAAAAAGACCGCTTTGGTGTCAAGCGTGGCGTTAAAATGCCTGCGGCTTATGGGTATATTCGAGGCACAGTTGGCGCCGATAATATGCAGGTTGATGTTTATCTTGGCAAACATCCCGAAAGCGAAAAAATTTGGGTGATTGACCAGGATAAATTTACGGAAGACGGCAAAGACCGAGGTTTTGACGAGCACAAGGTTATGCTCGGGTATCTGTCGGCGAAAAAAGCCCTAAAAGATTATCAAAAATCCCACTACGACGGTTTGGGTTACGAGCGCATGAGCGCCGTGACTGAAATTACGTATCCGGATTTGAAAAAATGGCTAAAAAAGGGTGATATGAAAAAACCAATCTCCGAACAAGGAGTTGGTAACGTAATTGCCCGTAGGGGTAAAGGCTTAGGCTTGGAAAAGTTTGACACTGTGAGCCAAGCTACCGGGCTTTTGTCTTACGATTTTATTTCCGCCGGAAAGCGGCGGAAAAAGAAAAAGAAAACTCAAGTATCTGGCCCAACATGGCTTACTCTTAGCGTATAGGAAAAAACAATGGCAACGGTTCAACTAGCGGCAAATGGCTTTGGCGGAGTAGTTCAGGGCAATTGGGGCACTTATACCATTGCCGCCGATGGCATTTTTACTGTGGATACGCGGGATGCTGCGGCATTGCTCACTTTGGGCATGACTTATGTGCAGGGGTTGTCGGCAAATTACACCACGCCCTTGGCTCCGCCGGCGGCGACAATTGGCGGCGTGGTGGCTTCGGGGGCGCTGAGTAATGGCACCGTGGCCGTGGGGACGCAGCCTACGGTTATGAGGCCCGTGACCGTGGAAATTGGCACAGGAACCGCAGCGATCACGGCGGGCACCGTTACCGTGACTTATGTTGGCAACGATGGGACAGTTGGCACAGATGTCTTTACGGCTGTGTGCGCCGCTTCGTCGGCAACAACGCAAACCCTGACACGTGGTGTGGACACGATTTCGTCCATTACCGTTGCGGGTATCGTTGGAGGCACAAGCCCTTGGTTCCGCATGAGCACTACGGCGGCTTTGTCGCTGCCCGTGGCGCCTAATAGCGTGGATTTTGCCGTGCAGCGCGAATACGACGCCGGAGCAACCATTGCCGTGGGCGCCTTGGCCTCGACACTTGGTTCAATTATTCCCACTACCGCGCCGAATGGCACAGTGACTTACAGTTTCCTGTATCATTACACGGCGCCGGGTTCGTAAGGCTTAAATTGTATCAAGGGGCGAAACGATGCCGAATGATATAAATACCGAGGTTTCTAAAGCAAATGCGCTAAACGCGACCGGCGCGCAGCTTTTTGGCCAAGGGCAACTAGAAGCGGCCCGGTTGCATTTTTTAGCCGCATTGTCCGTGGAACCAAACCATTGCCAAGCGTTGCAAAATCTTGGCGCGGTTTTGCGTAATTTGGGCTACCACGAAGCCTCTGCCTCGGTTGCTCGCCGGGCTGTGCGGGTGAGTGACAATAATCCGTTTTGCCTTTCCAATTTAGGGGTGGCTGAACTGAGTTTGCGGCACCATGCTGAGGCTTTAGCCTTGCTAAAAAGCGTGGTTGACGCCATGCCCAACTCTGCCCCTAGTTGGCATAATTACGGCCTTGTGTTGTATATGGTGGGGAGGCGAGAGGAGGCTTTGGTAGCGTTTGATACAAG